CTTGCGGGTCTTCCAGTCACCAAAACCCCGCCCCTTCGGGCACTGCATGGGAAGGTCACCCGTTCCGGCGTAACCGTGCTTCATGCAAGTCAGGCGAACCTCATGCCCGAGCGGTACAATGCTGTTCTCCTTCACGAATTGCTCCACCGGCTTGATGAAGCAACTCATGGGAAAGCTGGCCTTCAATTCAGGGAGGAACACGGGTTCATCGTGATTGTAGTCCAGCCCTTGAAGGGCTTTTTCGGCCGCCTTGTGGATCAGTTCGCCGGCGTCGGCCGCCTGCTCCACCTGGCGGAACGCATGGTCCATGACCTCTTCATGCAATTCGTCCGGGTCACGCGCAAGCATGTCGGCAATCGCAAAGGTGACGTCATTGGGCCCGGCGTTGGCCCGGGTGGTGATGGTGGAAAGGCGGGACCGCCATTCTTTGGAAAGCTGTTCAAGCTTCCAGTCGGTCAACTGGGGCTTGTCCAGCACTCCAAGGATCCCGGTCACTGATGGGAGGAGTTTGAGGTTGCGGGCATCCTTCAGCGTGGTGGGGCGGGATTCGCCGGCGCGCTTTTTGTCTGCGTAGGGTTGGGTATGGCACGCTTTGCCGGTGCGGTCATACCAGTGTCCAGTTTCTTTAGCCATTGTCGTGGGTGTTGGTGGTTGGCGGGTGCTGAATTAGAACGGGACATCTTCGCCGTCATCCGGGGCGTCAGGCGGGACATCGTCGGCAACCTGCTGGGGCTCGGGCTCGGGGGGGGGTGGGGGCGGCGGCGGGGCGTTGCGCTTATTCGAGGGATCGGCCAAGTTGCCAGCTTCGAGGTAGGCAGAAACGCGGATGATGTCGGAAGCGAGGGTGTGAAGATCTCGGCCAAATGCGGCCGTCAGGTAGTAACCGGAAAGCGGGGCGTCCGGCTGGGTGTCCTTGATGATCCCAATCGCCTGATTGATCGCCATGCCAACGGTTGCGCCGTTGATCGGGCGTTTACCGGATGGGGGGTTTGGTGCACGGGTCTGGCCGGGGGCGGCCTTGGTCTGGGTGACCGGGGCCTTGGTGGCGGTGTTCTGGGCGGCGCCGACGACGTTAATCGTCGCCTTGTCGCCCACGGTGAGCTTCAGGTTCCCCTTGTAGGCTTCCAGCTTCATGCCTTGGCCACTGAAGCGGCAAACCTTCCCCTGTTTGGCCGGGATGCCATTCATCCAGAACGTGGCGTCCAGGGTGATGTTGGAGGAATGCGGATCTTGGAGGGAGGCCGTGAAATAGACCTTGTTCGTCTTGGTCTTGGATTCCTTCACGTTGGTGACAACGGCCTCGAAGTCGTCATTGATCCAGGTGGGATTGTCTTTGTCGCCGGCGGTCATCTCGGTGATTTGGCCGAGGGTGATGATATTGTTGCTCATGGTTCTGTGTGTTGTGTGTTGATTTTCTGACGGAAATTGATCTGGTGGAGATAGGCCCGTGACTGGACCTATCGTGAACCCGCTTTCTGGCCTTTGGCTGGGAGCGGGTTTTTTACTAGGTTGGTGACAGGGTCAAAGCCGGTCGCCTTGGCGTGCAAGGTGAGGCGGTCAATGATGATCCCCTGACTGATTCCCCGGCGGTGCCAAAGAGTGAAGTCGGCAAGGGTGTGGGAGTCCACGAAAGGGCCACCGGCGAGGCGGATCCTTTTCTCGTCTCCCTTTTGGAGGTGGTGGCGTGGCGGCAGGCCGGGCGCATGGATTGGGTTTTCAGTGGAGCTCATGGGATTATTCTTGATCGGCTGCGGCTTCTTCATCGGTGGGGAGAAATTTGCGGTGGGCGTCGGACAGGATGCGTTCGAGTGGCGGGACCATGTCGGCAAAGAACATCTTTGCTTCGGCGTCTGGCAGAACGGCTTGTTTATGTTCGGAGCGGAAGATTTCCTTCCCCTCGGGATTGGTAACGATGGCGGTGATTTTGATGATGTTCATGGCGGGAAATTTAGCGGACGGAGGTTTTGGCCTCTTTCCAGTGGCGGACACCGGGGAGGGATTGGCCTTCAGGGAGGGTTTTAAGCTGGGCCTTGATGGCGGCATTGTTGGGGGTGAGTAAGACCATCCCGGGGAGAGCGGAGAAAAGCGCCTGAATGTCGGTCACCTCGAACTTGATTTCGGAGCGAAGGGTAAGGCCTTCGAGCTTGGGCGCCACGGCCATGGAAACCGCGGTGTTCTGGGTGGCCATTGCCTTCTGGGCTTCAGCACGTTCACGGTCGGCCTTGTCCTGGGCTTCCTTGCGGGCGGCTTCATCCTTACGGGCCTGCTCCTCGGCGGCGGCCCGGCGTTCGGCGGCTTCCTTCTGAAGTTGAGCCTGGCGCTCGGCGGAGCGTGCGCGGTCGGCCTTGGCTTCGAGCTCGGCGGCTTCACGGTCGGCGGTCTCTTGGGCTTCACGGGCCTTGCGGGCTTCCAATTCGGCAGCCTGGCGGGCAAGGCGCTCCTTTTCCTCTGCCTCTTTGCGGATCCTCTCCTGTTCCTCGAATGCCCGGCGGCGGGCTTCCTGTTCAAGCCGGCGCTGTTCTTCCTGGAAGGAGGCAATCAAACCGCCGATGCGGTTGGCTTCAGCAGTGAGGGGGGCGCAAAGTTCATCAGCCAAGGCCTCGATCGCTTTGCCCAAGGCAATGACGGGATCCTTGGCACGCTTGCGGCTGGCCTCGATCTGGCGCGTGAAGGCGGTGATTTCCTTCAAGACGGTGCCGGCACGCTGGGCGGAATCGGCAGTTTTAACGATGGTGCCCTTGCGGGCGAGGGTAAGGAGCTCGTCACGGCGCAGCTTGGCGGCGTCGGTAGCGGTTAAGGCGGTGCTGGAAAGGCCAGCAAGTTCAATGAGTTCGGTTGTGGTGTCCATTAGCGGGAAAATTTGGAGGGTTTGATTTTAATCTCGGAGCAAAGGATTTGGCTGTGGCGGCGTTCGTGGTTAATGCACTGGTCAAAGGCGAAGTGATAAAGCCCATGCCAGAAGGCGCAGAGGGCGGAATGATAGGCTAGGCGGAGGGAGTTGAGGAATCGCATGGGATGAGTTTGTTGATGAGGATAGAAAGGGCTTCGAGTGGCGTCTGCCCTTCGGCCTGAGTGCACTGGTTGCACTGGTTTGGTTTGAAGTGGCTGATTGACCACCGGAGTATGTTTGCGCGGTCTTCAAAGCAGGTCTGAAGCGATTGAGTGAGAATCAAGGCGCCGATTGGCACGGGGATTAACTGGCGGGCGAGGGCTTCAACCTCGTTAATCGTCATGGGGGTTGATGCGGAAACGTCGGCGGGCGTAATTTGTGGAATCATGGGCAAGGTCGGATTGTTGTTGTTTTAGTGAGGGCTGGGTAAAGTCGTCGCGGGGCTCAGTCTCCGGAATATCCGTTGGGCCGGTCGTAGTAGGCACAGAGAGCGGCCGCGGCTGATTGCTGGGCTTTTTCGAGGTCGTTGAGTTCACGGGCTGGCTTGGGTTGGGCGGGCAGGTTGTAGGCGATGCGGTGGCCGTCCCTGATGGCTTCAGCGAACGGGGCAAAGATCGAAGGGGCGGCGGCGCTCACTTGGCGGCCTTTACTTTGGCGAGTAATTTACGAGCGGCTTTTTGCATCCCGAAAATAAACGCGGCTTCATCGTCGCAATCACTTGGGGATGATTCAGCAAACGAAGAAATAAATTCTAGCAATTCAGGGGCGGCGGCAATCAGCCGGGCATTGGCGGCAATCTCCGTGTACTTGCGGGGGGAGAAAGTCGGGGCAAAGCAAATGGGCTCCATTGAACTGGAATCCACGGCGGTGACGGTAAAGTTGGCGGGAACCCCGCAAACGGTGAGGACGTTGGAAGCCCAAGGTCCGGGTGTGTGTGATGACATAGGTGTGACTGGATTCGTGAGTTGATCTGGTATCGATCCAAGGGTCGTGACTCCTTGCCGATGAACGGAGACAATCACAACCTACGGCGGTAAGCAAGCTTTTATTTACGGCTATTAAGAAAAAACTTGAAACGGCAGGAAAAGAGGGGATGGTTCCTCTCATCCGAGCGGGTGGAACTGCAAGGAAACTTGCACTACCCGCTCACCTTAGAGCCCGTCGAATTCTCCACCCATTCGGCGGGCTTTTTTGTGCAAACAAACTGGCCTGCGTAGGAACCGGCCACGTATCAGCCAAGGCACCGGAACGATAATCTCTCAGTTTCAGGCGTGACCCTTTACCGCTTTCAGTCACGCGAAGTCGGAAGCTAAGTTCCGGCAAGGACGATCCAGGGGGTGCCAACTACGGGCGGGCTTGTCCCACCGCTCAAAAAGACACCTAGCTAGGCGTGATGAGTTTCACGCATGGGGCTCTATTCAAACGAAGGGCTGAGGTTTTATCGTGATTTGACTCCTCCCTCACAAGGCGCGGAGGAAAGCGTGCTGGGGATATTCAAACGAAGTTTAAGGTGGGTCTTTGGATAAGGATAAAGTAGGCCCCGCACCCAAGCCCTTTACTCACTGGACCCCATCCCCAGAAAACCCCGCACCTGCTACTCTCTTCCCCGATCCACACAGGGAGAAGGAGACAATGGCCAAGCCTTCCACCTCACTGGATCCACCTGATGCTTGCATGGCTCCGTGAGGGATACGTTCCTCCGGAGCCTTGCCTTTTCCCTATGACCACTTAGGCAAGGGGAATGATAAGACTCGGCAAAGAAACCCTGATCCAGTCCCGCGCCTCCTACCACAAGGACCCGGTTATTAACCGCAGGCAGGCTGCTCTCCTCGTCAAAGACGTCAAAGCTACCCAGTCCAAGCTGGCCATGGAGGCCGTTGAACTTCGCTTCGGACAGCAGGCAATCACCTCGGGGGAATACCGTAAGCGGCTCCAGGTCCAGAAGAAAGCCGGGCAGCGCTGGCTGGTCTGGTTTGCCGATGGAGACAAGCGAGGGGAAGCGCTGGCCGTGTTCACCATGCCGGTCACCAAGATCCAGGGCTTCATGCTGGTGTGTGAATGGCACTGGGCAGCGCTGGGAGTGGGAGGGCGCAACTGATGACTCCCCGGCCACTCTCCCCAATGCAAGAAAGCTTTGTCCGTGGTGTGCTCGAAGGGAACACACAGGCGGATGCCTACCGTAAAGCCGGGTATGCTCCATGCGACAACCAACAGACAGCGGTCAAGGCAAGCCAGCTGGCGGCCAATCCCCGCATCAGGAAGGCACTGGACGAAGGGAAGAAGGCACTGGCCGACGAGGACGTCCTAACGCGCAAGGAAATGCTGGCGGCACTGGCCAAGATCGTGAAGCGGCGCGGCCGGGATGCAAAGGCAACGTCCCGGGATGTCACCGGAGCGGTCGCCCAAGCGTCCAAGATGCTGGGGTGTGACGCACCGACCAAAGTCGAGATGAAGCTGGAAGGCTCAATCCTTCATCAAATTCGTAACGGATGAATCCCCGCATCGACCCAGAACAGTACCGACTCCCGGACCACCTGACTGATGCGGAGGTGGTGGAGAGGCTGAAGTGTCCGCTCACTCGGCTCTGCAACATCTACAAAATCAAGGATCCTGACGGCAAGGTCATCCCCTTCTGGCCAAATGAACCCCAGTGCGAGGTGCTTCACGCGGTCTTCATCGAGAAATGCCAGCGCATCGCTATCCCGAAAGCTCGAGCTATCGGTTTCTCCACGCTGATTGTCCTGATTCTCTTCGACCGGGCTCACTTCGCCCCTGATTCTGACAACGTAGCGGGCGCAATCATCGACCAAACCCAGCCGGATGCACAGGCGAAGCTGGCCAAGATCAAGTTCGCCTATGAGAAAATGCCTGACGTCCTGCGTGACGCCGTGGTCCAGGACAACAAGGGGACGCTCGAATGGGCAAACGGATCCTCGATCACGGCCGGCCTGAATGCCCGCGGGCGAACTCCCCAGCTGGTCCACATCTCGGAATGGGGCCCGATAGCCTATGACGATCCAGCCAGGTCACAGGAAATCGTCACCGGTGCCTTGCAAGCGGCGTCTGGCAAATCGGCGCTGGTGTTCGCTGAGTCCACCCACAAGGGAGGCAAGGGCGGGGACTGGTATCAACTCATCAAGCGGTCCCTCGAAACCCCGCCTGAGCATCGCACCGAAAAGGATTTCCGGGTGATGTTCTTCCCATGGTGGCAGGAAAAGCGTTACACGCTCGAAGGTGATGCCCGGCAGATAGACACCGAAACATCCCTGTATCTCAACCGCAAGGTGATGGAGACCGGCCACGTCTTCACCCCGGGCCAGCGGTTGTTTTACTTCAAAAAGAAGAAGGAGCTAGGCAGGCAGATTTACGCGGAGTTTCCGACAGTCCTTGAAGAGTGCTGGATGGCACCATTCACCGGGGCAATCTATGCGCCGGACGTGGACAAGTCCCGGCAAGCTGGCCGGATAGCGGACACGGTCGGGCATTATGAAGGATTCCCGGTTTACACGGCCTTTGACATCGGGGCGCCGGCCAACACCTGGTGCTGGTTCTTCCAAGTGATTGGCGACAGGATCAACCTCTTGGAGGCGCTGGTGGGCGGTGACGACTGCAACACGCCAAGCGAGTGGGCCACGCGCATCAAGGCCAAGGCTTACAACTACGGCGGCCATTTCCTGCCACACGATGGCGAAACACTCTGGAAGCGGCTCCTGAATGAGGCCGGGCTGAAGGGTGTTGTGGTGATGTCGCGCATCGTGAACGAGTGGGACAACGTCAATGATGCCCTGAGTGCCTTCAACCGGTGCCATTTCCACAAGACCAACTGTGAGCGGGGAATCGATTCACTCGAAGCATACCGGGCGAAGGAGGAGGCTGACGGGGTGACGATTCGCAACGTCCCGGTGCATGACTGGGCCTCTCACGCATCGACGGCCTTCGGTTACATCCATCAGGCAATCCGCTTGGGCCTGCTGGTTGACCGCTCTGCAATGCCAACCAAGCCGGGCGGCGGAGTGGTCAAGGTGCACACGGGGATTTCATCCATGAAGGGGCAAAGCCGGTCATTCCGGGTCCGCCGATGATCCCCTTCGAGCTCGCCAAGGGTGTTTATGGACTCGAACCGTGTGCTCGGACCTTCGAGGAAGATCTGGCATGGTATCACCGGCACGGGTTTGTATTCTCGACTCCTGCCTTCTTCGTTATGGGCAGGCCGGTCTGCACGGTGGCGGCGCCTGAGTTCATCGTGGGACAGGTGGATTTCCCGCCCGATCTATGTGATGCCTGGCACGTTTACCTGATGGCCGGGGACATCGCCAAGGTGTGGAGCATTCTGCCCTGGGAGTTGCCACTGATAACGATCGAGCGCAGGAACGTCTTGAAAGTTTACAGTCTGGACTCCATTCGTCGCCTATCGGGCGCACGCCCTATTTTACCATGAAAAAATACCAACAAGAGCATCAGGACACGCGGGGCTCGTTCCCGCTTCAACGTCAGTTCAAAGGCGGCGGTGGCAGCGGAACCCCGCCCCCTGCTGTTCCACCGGTAGCGCAAAGCTCCACCGATGTGGCGGACGCCGAACGACAGGCCCGGCTGGCTGCCAGCAAGAAACAAGGCATGAAGTCCACGCTGCTGGCCGGTGCTAGTGGCATGGGTGAATCCAAGAACTTGGGAAGCAAGTCCCTGCTGGGTTAATCCACCATGAAACAGTATTTCAAGGCGTCTAATGGGTACATGGTTTCCAGTGATGGAAGCTATGAGCATAGGGATGCATGGAGTGCTGTTCACGGGGAAATACCTTCCAATCATCATATTCACCATAAAAACAAAATCCGGGACGATAACCGGATTGAGAACCTTGAATGTATTGAGGCCACAAGGCATTTGAGAATGCACGGGCTTACATGGGAACGGCTCAATGATCTGCGTAAGGCCCGTGCCATGCCCAAAAGGGAATTCGTCTGTGTGCGTTGTGGAAAGAGCGGGGAATCCGTTCATCCATTGGCAAAGTTCTGTTCCCATGAGTGCTGCGTAAAAGAACGCAATGATAAGGGCACCGAGCTACGGGCAAAGGAGCGGGCTGAATGCCGTGGTGAAGCGGATTGCCCAGTGTGTGGATTACATTTCAAGCGGACGCGCCTTGACCAAGTTAATTGCACACGGCGATGCACGATGATTGCTGCAAAAAGAAGAATAAATTCCCGTATTGGCCATAAACCAACCCCACAATTCTACAGAGTATGAAACCAAAAAACTTAAAATCTGATGAGGCCAAGCGGATATTGGAACGACATGATCGTTTAAAAGCTGACCGCGGAAACTGGGATAATTTGTGGCAACAAATTTCCGATTACGTCCAGCCCCGCAAGTCGGCCATTAACACGCGCAAGACGGAGGGTGTGGACGGTTACACGGATAACCTCTTCAACTTGACCGCGGTGCGGGCGAATCAAATCCTTGCCTCGGGGCAAATGGATTACCTCTTCAGCGGTCGCTGGTTCTCCTTCGAGCCAGCCCCTGAGATTCAGGACGATGACGCCAAGATGTATTATCAGGAATGCTCTGAGATTGCCCTTCGAGAGCTCGCTCGGAGCAATTGGAATCTGGAAATCCATGAGGCACTGCTTGACCGCGGCGGATTCGGGACGGCGGCGCTACTGCTGGAAGAGGGGAAGCGGTCCCTGCTGGCATTCCACAAGTTCGATGTGGGCACGTTCGCCATTGCTGAAGACCATGAGGGGCGCGTGGACACCCTGATGCGTGACTTCGAGCTCACTGCACGGCAGGCAAAGCAGAAGTTTGGAGAGGAAAACCTGGGCCCGATCCTCGCCAAGGCCTGCGCGGATCCCAAGAAGCAGGACAACAAGTTCAAATTCGTCCATTCGATTCATCCCCGGGAGCCCGGTGAGTACGATGCCAAGAAGTTCGACCCCGAAAACAAGCCGATTGCCTCCTGTTACGTCTCGGTTGATGACAAGTGCGTGGTGTTGGAGAGCGGTTATGACGAGGATCCCATTGCCGTGAGCCGGTTCCTGAAGTGGGGGCAACAGCCCTACGGGTACAGCCCTAGCATTGAAGCCCTCCCGACCATCCGGCAGGTCAATTTC